ATTGGTGCCATAATTATCACCACCTCTTTCTTCGTAGAGATGCAGATCTACTGTAACGAACTAGGTTGGCATCATTGGTATCAATCTCTTGACTCTTAAAGGCATTCCAAGCATGAAGCTGATCTTCTTGCCCGAACTTATGAGAGATAGTACTGGACTCAGTATCATCAGCCATACGGATTCCAGCAGTAACCACTATATAGTTTTGAGCATGAGGAGGAAGGTCCTCCCATGCTAGCAACCAAGTCACATCAGCTTTCAGATCTGCTGTGAAAGTAAAAGAGCGATCATATCGGTTGTATAAGAATGAACCTCTGATGACCACATCTAACTTAGGGTAGTCAACCTTATCAAGATCGACTGCCAAGATATCGTTAGTAATGTCTATCTTATCATCAGGATTGGGAGACAAAACATACTCTGTATCGGTATTGAATGACCAACCTCTCATCTGGAGTTCACGACTCACACTTGAAAGGTGTCTGACTGCCAACCCAATATCTACTGAGTTCTCAGTCAGAGAATTTACTGGACTCTCACCAATATTAGCCAAAACAGAGTTCACTGCATCTAGCTCACTGATCTTTGCAGTGGAAGTGATTGATGGCATGATGAAAGAACTCCTATATAAGATTCAAGTCAGGAAAAAACAGAAGGACCCCCGTGAGGGGGTCCAACTGCTAAGGAGACCACCCCCCTAGACGCGCTAGGAGGGAGACTTCATATTTTACAGGCTATTATGCCTGAACCGCAGTAGTCTTCAATACGACTGCCGCTTCGTCACGGAGACAACCATGCCCGACCGCCATCTTGGCGACCATGAGGGTCGATTGCTTCTGAATCAAGTATTCGGATTCATACTTGAGATCCATGAGTTTCACTGTAGCAAGACACGTTGGGTGTAGAAGAAGACCAGCAACCTTACTATAGTCACCAATATACTTCGCACCAGAACCTGCCTGCTGCTCATCAGGGACACCAGAAGCAAATGCCAACGCTCCACCATTAGTCTCTTTCAAGACAGTGCCGTTGACTGTATTGCCGTTAACATCAGAAAGATCCGTATACGGGAAGTTGTTGGACTTCAAGACTGGGATACCTGCAATCATTGGAAGCATTCCTGAAGCAATGCCACCATCACCACCATAATCCCTATTGATAGCAATAGTACCTGTACCATCACCAGCAGTCAGAAGGAAGTAGTAGTTCTGAGGACGCATGATCAGCACCAACCCTTGGGTAGGCACATCATTCTCTTCCATCAACTGGAGAGCATCATAAATCCCCTGAATCAATCCAGCCGCAGTGGCATCAATGCCAGCAACCTCTCTGGCAACACCGTTCCAGTTAGGTTTGTTGGTTTCACCGCTATCTCCGGGCAAGCGATCATAACCAGTCTGCGTAGCATTCAAAGCCATACCAATCAACTGCTTATCGTAAGCCTGAGCCAAGGCATTGCCCTGCTGTTCGGCATACATAGCCCGAACATCGTAGTGATTGTGCAACTCGTCAATCTCAGCGACCTTGATGTCGCTCATCAAGACACGATCAACAGCAATCACTCTCTCATCATGACGAACACGATCAGTACCATCGAGATCCACATCCGAAGGCAGATGGTAATGAGCAGTTGTCTTCCAAAACGTGGGGAATGTAGCACTCTTACCGTTGGCAATGCTACGAGACTGGGTCAACCCCGACATAATGTTATTTTCCTGAAAAGCCTTAACGACTTCAGTCAAATACAAAGTTCGGAATAGATCCTGTTCCCCTGATCTGGTAGTGGGATCTACAATTGTATCCCTTACACCTAGTCGCTGATTAAAAGCCATATCTATCACACTTTCTTAGTAAATAAAATTAGTACTAGAGACTCGAAACACCATCCTCATGTACTTAGTGTGACCGACAGACAGAGTTACCGGGCGCACCCGACCCTATCGCCACTGGTGACCCAAGAGGCATAAGAAATGAAAGGATTCCTTCAGGTTAATCCGAAGGAATCCAAGTTAGTTTTCATTACGAATTGATCTGATCGTGTCATTCAAGATAGCAATCTTATTCAGATCCTCTCGAACATACTCAGGTATGGGGGCATGGCTTAAGATCCAATCCTTAGTAGATTGACTGAACTCAATAGGTTCAATCCAAAGTAAGTCATGATCAAAGGGAGCAGTCCTACATCCTATCGAGAATATCGCTAGTGTTATCAGGAATAGGCCGCTTAGATATCTCACGATGAATGGTTGCCCTTCTAATTGATTCCTTTAAGGAGGCATTATCTCTTTCTAATCTCCCCTTTTGTACCAAGGTTCGATCTTTTAGATAAGACAGAACTGCTTGAGCCAACCCTAAAGCAAGGGATATCAGTTTAATAATGCTCCTCATTATTATGGTTATCCATTATCATTAGTCTTAGAAGCAGCTTCCACCTTCTTAGTGACTGCTTCCAACTTATCCAAAACCGGGGTCAAGATTTCAAGGATCTTATCATCCTTCTTAGTAGGTGTGATCTTGACTACAATAGCAATCGCTCCATAGGCAGCTAGAAGTCCTTCACAGATTTCAGCCCAATGCTCCAATAGCCAAACCATCTTGTATCTCCTGTAGTTTAACTCGATGAACTAGAAACAAATGCTGACGATCCTACACGTTGTTCCCATTGATGCCGGTAACCAGGGTCTAACTCAAATCGTTTATCCTTTCTTGCTTCAACCGCTTCCTGAAGAGAAGCAAAGGGTTTCACTCCTGTCTTATTGGTAGAAGTCGTACCTCCTTCCAGTGATTTAGCCTCTGATCCCACTGACTCTCGATACTTATTGTTCAGTTTCAATACCTCCACTCGGACAATATCCTTTTCTCCTGTAGTCAGAGCAATATTTAGGCGGTCCACTTCAGATTTGGATAAGTTATTGCTGGCCCACCCTAAGAGAGTTCGATATGACTCTTCACCTCCAGCCATACCATAAATCTCTTGAGCAAAGCCATCCGAATCTGACTGCCTATATTGAATATACTTATCTACTTCAACCTTATCTAAACCAAACCTAGTTTGGAGTTCTGTATAGGTCTCCTCTTTTAATGTATTCTCATTCTCTCTGTATTCGTCTTCGTATCTCCCAATATTAAAGCTATCATCAGAAGGTGTAGGGGCCTTAGAAGGTGCCTCCTCCACTTCTTCAGTCGAGCTACTCCCCATCTTCTTTTCCAGTGCTGCGTAACTAGCCAGCAAAGAGACACTATCTACTTCACCCTTCTCAGCATTCCAGAACTTACTTGGAATCCCTTCAGGTTTCTCTCCTTCCTGCTGATTAGACCA